TCTCAATAAAAAAAATTATTGAGAATAATCTCAAATAAAAAAAACTCCAGAATTTTCTTCTGGAGCTTCAATGATAACCTAAGTAAAATTTTTATCTACTTTCTGTTGTAGTATTCGGACTCATACAATGGCCTAAGTTTTTCACGCCAAGTTTTATAGTTATGCTTACAGCCAAACCACCTATTAAGAGATTTAACAGCACCTGATCTTAAAAAGGGTGTATCTCTTTTTGTATTTTCTCCAGTGTATAACATTGAGAAAATTCTAATAAGAGAATAAACCGGTATTTCAACCGGTCCATCTTCTGTATTAAATGTTTGAACTGTTGCGAATGGATTTTTAATTACATATCCATTGTCTGTATTTTCTCCATTATTGAAAATAACTTCTGTTCTTTCTTTAGTCATTTTTTAAAATCTCCGAATAGTTTTGTAAATAGTTGTTTTGTAAATTGTTTATGGTCTTGAATATCTCAAGACCAGTAAAACAAATTGAAGCTATCAAAATTAGATAACAAGTTAATTGAATTTTAAATCTCATTTTAAGTGCTTCCTTAGAATTGTTCTTATCATCTGTGATAAGTTTTCTTCTCCTAGTACATTGAGTGATTCTGTTACAAGTCTTGCGTACAAGTCTTTAGGCATGGTCACTTTTACATGAGTTTGTTTTGTGTCTTGTGTCATTACTTTTTAACCTCCTGATTAATGTTTTCTACAAAGTACTTCGCAAGTTCGTCTTGCTTTTCTTCAGGCATTTGATCAATTTTAGAAACTACTATTTTAAATAGTTCAATTAAATAATCAGCATCATGAGAATAAGTACTTGATAATCTTTTTATATTTTCTAAGATTTGATTTTGAATAATCTTAGAGTCAAAATGAATTTCTAATTCTTTAGAATCATTTTTTATATCTAAGTAGCAACTATAAGAATTAAACTTAAAGTTAACCTTTAGTTTTTCAGTTCTGAGAGTCTGTCTCTCTTCGACTGGGAATAAATTGATTGAGTTAGTCACGTTTGAGAAGTTTGTTAGTTGGATAATAGAATCTTTATAAAATAAAGACTCTTTTAAACCTATTTGAAAATAGGCTTAAAGGAATCATTAATTTATTTATATGAGTCTAAAGTCTCATTTCTGTCAGCCCTAAAATATAAATCTTTTAAAACTGTTTCTGTAAATTCTGGACTGTATTGAGTAAGCATATACTTAAACATTCCAGTATAAAATTTTGTTTGTTTGAATTGTTCGTAAGTCATAATTAAGAAGTTGTTTTTGTTTTTAGTTAGTTATGTATGACCAAAAATTAGTTTTGCTGATAGTCCAGAAGTAAGAACCAAAGAACCTGACGCAATAATTGAATTTGATCTAAAATACATAACTAATTTAATATATCATTTTTATATCTAAAAGTCTACAAAGTTTACTAAAAGAAAATAAATTGAACCTTGAGAAACTTTTATGAACCTATTGGAACCTAAAGAAACTTTTTTGAACTTGCTTAAACTTATTTGATCTCTAAGGCACTTCTATGGCCTTCTGTGGACTTTTATGAACTTGGGGGGACTGTAAGAACTAAAATTTTTTTTGAGGCCATCGTGGGGAACTTAAATATATTTCGATTAATTTTTTGGTTCTACTTTTATTGAAAGTTCTGGAGCTTGAATGTTAACGGTTTCTACAGATTCGCCAATAACTTTGCCTAAAGAGTCTAAGATTTGTGCTGCTGTTTGAAGTTGACCTTTTTTTACTGCTTTATTGAATAGTCTTACTCTCATTGCTTGTAAGCGAGGAAGGAGAGATTCTCTATCTTTTTCCCAATCTTCATTATTCCAAACTTTTACTTTATCCCAATCTTGCCAGGCGGTAGTTTCGGATATGCCTTCAATATTTGCGTGTTCTATTACTAATTGGCGAGTAGTTTTACCTTCAAGTTGTCTAGCATAAAGTCTTTGAGATCTTTTTAGAACATCTGATAGTGAAGATCTAGTTCTTTTTTTAGCTGGTTGTGCGAGAGGATTATTGATTATGTTATCTGGAAAGGTAGAAGAAGCCACGGACTTGATCTTGTTAAGGGTTGTTAATGAAATAATAACCTAAAAATGCTGAAATAGGCTATAAAGAGGGGGTATAAGATAAAAAAACTGTTATTTTCGGTGTATGACAGCTACAAAACAGCAAGAAATAAGTTTGAGATATGCTCAAGGGGAGGTATTCAATAGTGACAAAAGATTTCGGGTGTTGGTAGCAGGAAGAAGGTTTGGAAAATCGTATCTTTCTTGTATTGAATTGCTTAGAGGAGCTATCAATCGACCTGGCGAAGTATATTTCTATTGTGCTCCTACTTATAGGATGGCAAAAGATATTGCGTGGAAGGAATTAAAGAGATTAACACCGAAGGTATGGATTAAAAGTAAGAATGAGACAGATTTAAGGCTGGAATTAATAAATGGATCAACTATTGAGTTGAAAGGAACTGAAAATGCTATGGCATTGAGAGGTAGGAGTTTAGCTGGTGTTGTTTTAGATGAAGCAGCGTTTATGGATAAAGATGTATGGGCTGAAGTTATCAGACCTGCTTTAGCTGATAAACAGGGATGGGCTTTATTTATTTCTACACCTGATGGTACTGCCAGTTGGTTTTATGATATGTGGTGTTATTGTGGCGAACAGGATTGGCAGGATTGGAAAAGGTGGAGTTTTACTACGATTGAAGGAGGAAATGTAGCAGCAGAAGAAGTAGAAGCAGCTAGAGGTCAATTAGATGCAAGGACTTTTAGACAAGAATTTGAGGCAAGTTTTGAAAATCTTACTGGTTTAGTTGCTGTTAGCTTTGCTGATGACAATATTGATAAAGAAGTGCAAGACCTACACATGCTGCCATTGTTGTTAGGTTTAGATTTTAACGTGGACCCTATGGCAGGGGTATGTGCTGTTAAACATAACGATATGCTTTATGTGTTTGATGAGATTATGTTGACGGGTGGAGCTACAACTTGGGATTTTGCTGAAGAAGTTACAAGACGATATGGGGTAGATAGAAGAATTATTGCCTGTCCTGACCCAACGGGTAGTGCAAGAAAAACAAGTGGAGTCGGTGCTACTGACCATAATATCCTTAGACGTAGTGGATTTACTGTTATGAGTCCTAAATCACCCTGGAAAATTAGGGATAAGATTACTGCTGTTAATACTGCTTTGTATGATGCAAATGGAGATCGAAGAACTTTAATACATCCACGTTGTAAAGAATTAATAAAATCGCTTAGAACTTTAACTTATGCACCGAATACTGGTTTGCCTAATAAAAATTTAGGAGTTGACCATGCGTTTGATGCCTTTGGTTATCTTTGTCTACAACAATTTAACCTTGCAAAACCAGAGACATTAGGCCAGACTTCGTTTAGAATATACTAAGATACCTAATTCTTATCATGCCCTACCACACTGGAATGAAAAAAAAGAAGAAGAAAAAGAAGGGAGGTAAAAAGAGAAGTGAATGTTCCTGTAAATAAAGCGTTATACTCTAGGGTAAAAGCAGAGGCTAAACGTAAATTTAAGGTTTATCCGTCTGCTTATGCTAATGCGTGGCTTGTACGAGAGTACAAAAAACGTGGTGGCACTTACCGAGTGGAGAAAAAACGTGGCAAGAAGTAGTGGTGGTCTTACCCGTTGGTTCAAAGAGAACTGGGTTGATGTAAAAACTGGTAAGCCTTGTGGTCGTTCAAAAGGCGAAAAACGAGGTTATCCAGCTTGTAGACCAAGTAAACGTGTATCAAGTAAGACACCTAAGACAACAAAAGAGATGTCAGCAGCCGAAAAAGCTAGATTTAAACGTGAAAAAACAGGTAGTAAGAAGATAAGCTATCAACATAGACGCAAAAAACGTAAGAAAAGGAGTTAAGAATGGCTAAATCTCATGCAATGGCAAGATGTCAGGGGTATATTGCTTCTGTACGCAAAGGAAAGAAAAAAAAGACTACAAGAAAATCAACTAAAAAGAAAAAATAACTGTGAAAAATGCAGTTTCAAGGTAATATATTGTTATAAGTAAATTTTTCTTAGAATCATGGCATTTTTTCGTGGCGAAGAAGGCTCTGTATCATTTGATAACGGAACTGGATCAGTTGGAGCTATAGCTTCTACAACAGCTTGGAC